CCGAAGATGATTTTATATACACCTATAAACTAATTGAAGATGAGCAGTATTCGAGGTTATACTATGAGGAAATCAAAAGAGCTCACCGCTTATTCAAAACACAAGAATAAATCTGTATTGTTTTTCTCGGCTTCATCAACAGGAGATTTTCAACAGCTTTACGATTTTGGAATACGGGAGATGCTTGTTTCATATTTTTATCTGAAAAAAAGCCTTGCATATTACGATAAAATGTTACCTTTGATAAAAGAACAAGGTGGCTTATTTATGACGGACTCAGGAGCATTTTCTTTTGCTTCCAAATTTGGAGAAGGTACTCCCGAATATGAGGAAGCAAGGCATGAAAAGTTTTGGATTCCTTATTTGGAGGAGTATATTGCTTGGATTAGGGAGCATAAAAAGTATATTTTTTGTGCAGCTAATTTGGATATTGATTCTATTGTAGGTCAGGAAGTCGTACATAGGTGGAACCAAAAATACTTTGAACCGTTGGAGAAAGATGGGATACAAATTGTATATGTTGCGCATGAAGGAAATGTTTATTCGACTATATTGGATTCCCTTAAATATTACATGAAGAAATACGAGTATGTGGGAGTTAATCAGGTTCATAAGGAACAAGCAGCAAAAATATACCAATTAGCCAAGTATTATAACAGAAGAATACACGGATTTGCATGGACTGAATTTGATTTACTTAAAAGATACCCGTTTTTCTCTGCGGATTCTGTAACATGGCTCGGTGGGGTACGTTTCGGTACAACGTATGATTATGACGGAAAAAATTTCAGAACCATCGATTACAAAAGAAAATATTTGCGAAAAGCAAACAGATATGCGTATGAACAAATCGGAGTTGATATTGATAAAGTAACCAAAACTGAGGACAGAACTTCCATAAACAAAATGAATTTACTCGGTTGGATGGGATTCCGTAAAGAGATACTTAAATATGCAAATTTAAAACTTACCAATAAGGTAGTTTCTTACTATGAAAATAAGTGATAGTATAGCAAGCAGAATTTCACTGATAAAAAGTGCGGATACCGAAGAGGATTTAAAGAAACATCTGTGTCCGTTCTTTCAGAAAGGAAATTTTCCGGATTGCATTACCTGCAAACAAACAATGGAAGACCTTGAGGAATGCAAGGATGTTTATCTGGAAAATATCAAAACTCACCCTATGGATATATGGAGTGAGGAGTTTGATATTGTTGCTATAATAAAGAGAGATACTAAAATTTCCATGAATGATTTGGGCATGGGAATAAATTGTAATACTTGTTACATATTCGATAAATGCCCGATGTACAGAAAAGACCATGAATGTGTAATAGATTGGGGCGAAAACAGACCAAAGGATGCTACGGGAATGATTGATTTTATGACTAAATTGCAATATGAAAGAGTTCAGAGAGCATCTTTGTACGAAAAACTTGACGGAGGAGTTCCCGATGTTGGATTATCCTCAGAAATTGACCGATTGTTGGGATTGGTTGGAATGAAAATCGATTCCGAAAGAGAAAAATTCTCACTTAATGTAACTGCAACAGGTAGAGCATCCGATACAGGCGGTGGAATACTTGCCAAGATATTCGGTGGAAGTTCCAAACCTGCAATTGAAGAATCAAAACCGATAGAAATTGAGGAAGTAGCAGATTCACGTAAGGATATTGGTGAAGTTACCGATTTTGAAGAAATACCTGAAAAGGTAAAAGTTTCACGAAAGAGCAGACGAAATGAAACAGACTAATGTAAAACAACACTTACGAAGCGGAAAAAATAAAAAGAGTGTCATAAGAAAACATCTCAGAAATATTGGAGACACTCAATATATCTCTAAAACACACAGAGTGTATAAGGGTAAGAAACAAGTTTTTGTGGATGGTTTTTGGAAACATGACGATTATCCAAATGCACCTAAGGAAAGTTGGTCTCATGAGAGGTTAATTAGAGAAAAACTTAAATTGCAAAACGATTTAAAAGATGGTCTTGAAGGAAGAGATATACTACCCCCAAGAAAATTTGGTCTATTGACACGAAGAATTAAGAAAATAAACAGAATACTAAAAAAGAAAAGTAAAAATGGATACACTGTATAACAGTTTAGTCGGAGCAGTAGTTGAGTACAACGATATGAAAAAAGCCGAAAACAGGGAACAATTCGAGAAAGTACTCAATCAATCGAAAAAGAAAATAACTGTGGAGCTCGATAAAATTTATGCAACCAATAACAAGGCACTTATAACGGCTGCATTGGCAGAAATGGTAAATTTTTACGAGCTTCAAACTTATGCGCTTTCCATACGTTCTCATATAGAGTTGCGGAGAAACAGGGAAAATGTTGAAAAGTATCTTGAGCAGTCGGTTGATGAAAGACAAACAAGACTACTCAATTTTTTGGAAACTTACAAAAAACAGGATTATCTGAGAGAAGTAATCGTAATAACCATCGGGTACTTTGTAGGAGTGTACAAAAACAGGCTATTGGAGTTCAAACCATATTTAACTAAAGAGGAATTTATTTATGTCGCTTAGAATTAATACAATTTATCCCGCATTTATGGGAGAAGTTAATCCCTTCGGGATGGGAGCCAAGTGTGTGTTCGTAAGATTGGCTGGTTGTAACATACGTTGTTACAAGAAAACATTTGGGACTCTTTGTGATACTCCCGAAGCGCTCGAAATTGGGAGCGGTAGGGTTATGTCCGAAGAGGAGATAGTAAATGAAGTAAAGAAATACAACGTAAAACTTGTATGTCTTACAGGTGGAGAACCTCTTTTGCAAAAAGTAGGAGATTTACTTGGTTCTTTTAAGGATGAAGGAATAAATGTAGTTATCGAAACAAACGGTTCAATGAAGATTGAGAAGTACAAGGAATTTGATAATGTATTTATTATTTTGGATGTGAAAGGGCCGAGTACGGGTGAAAACCACAGAATGCTATCTGAGAATTACAAATTCATGGGTAAGAACGATTACTTCAAGTTTGTAATTTACGATGAAAAAGACTATCAATTTATGAAGAATTTCTATAAAACTCTGGAAAACAAAGTTTCTCACAGAACTGCCGGATTATTCTGGGGTTCTAAAATGGGATACATAGAACTTCTGAACAAAATATTTGAGGATAACCTCGATGTGGATATAAACATGCAAATTCACAAAATGGCTATTCTGTACGATAAAAACAGGTCGGAATTATCCGATTTATTTATTCCGAGAAATTTGTAGGCAATAAATAAATTAGTTATCTTTGGCATGTAAAAATATTTAAATATTACGAACATGGCAAAAGTACAGAAACTTGTTATTTTAAACCCGGCCGATAAGACACGTCATTATTCGGTGGCTATGGGTGAGGGTGCTATTGAGGATGTTGATGATGTAATTGTTGAAGACATTAAACAATTTCCTAAGGGCTCTCAGTTTACAAATGTTGCTGCGGCGGCTACAAACGTATTTTACGTGCGTATAGCAGAAAACAAAGCGGTTGCGGATTGGAAAGTGATTAATCCTGTTGCATAAGCAGGGAAAAGGACATTTCATTAAAAAGGGGCGGTTTGTACAGAATTGTACGGATTGCCCTTATTTTCTCAATTTATGACAGAGTACGACCCTATTTATAATGGTGAAAAAGGTTTATCTGTAAGGGCAAAAATAAACAAGTCGTTTTATGACTTGACAATAGGCCCCGAAGGTGTAAACGAATTGTGGGTTAGATTAAATAACTTGCAATATTTACGTGTGTCAAAAGTTTATGCAAACTTTGATGCAATGATAGCCGACAGATTTAATCCTATAAGAGATGATGGTTATCCGTTGAAGAACGGAGAACTTGTTTCCGTACTCGAAGACCCAGACCCTGCACGAAGAGGTTTTTACAGGAGAATTGAGGGTGGTTGGACATTTATGTATGCTTTCTCGGCTACCTCACATCAACAACTTGAAGATATAAGGGCAATTGGAGATTTGGATATTCCCGAAACTGCAAGGGATGTTCACATGACTGCCGAACAGGCTAAGAACTTTTTGAGTATCGTAGAGAATCAGCCTGATGCCAAATATCTGCGGAAAGATATTGAAGATATAGCACAAAAGGTTATTACATTCTTAGATGGGATTAAGATTGGAAATTACATTCCCGGATTGCTTGGCAGTGGTGGTAGAATTGATGAGAATGGAGCAGCAGAATTGCGGAGTCTTCGGCTGTGGGAATTTCTCGAAGTGCCGGAATTGAGATATAATAGAACGCTTGTATATACCGGAGTTTATTGGCAAACGTTTGGTGCTGGTATAATCGAATCGGTAGAGATAGATAAGGACGAAAATGGAAATGAGCTTCAAAGTGGAATTATTACTTTAAAATTGGAAGACGGGGAATTTGGCGCTATCGATGTTGACGATTTGTGTCAGGGTATCTATCACAATTTCGATGGACAAAATGATACGGAGAGCGAAGACCAACGCAATGGTAATTTTCACATACAGGGATTTAACACGAGCTATTTCAGGATAACGGAGATACTCGATACAGCTACAAATGGACAATTCAGGTATGTATTAAGAGGAACATCGGAAAGATGGACTCAACTTAATCACCCGAAGCCTTTCATGCACTTTGCGTGCTATGCTAATCCTACTAATCCTGATAGACAAGCTTGTTCTTATTCCACTACGGAATATTCCATCCGTCTCCGTAATATGACTACATGGGAATACGGAGAGAATAACATCTATGGTATAGAAGGAAAGCTTGACGGATTTCATTTGGGTGGCACTAACTTTACGGGTAGTGGACAGGTAATTGGTAACGGTTATTTCTATGGTCACCTTCAGCAAATAGTAAATGCACCGTATGAGCTAATAATAGAGAACGGTGGCGACAATTTTCTTGCATTTGGCGAAAGCATGGATATAACCTGCAAGGTGATGAAGGGGTTAGACGATGTTACTGCAGAGGTTGAGGAATGGCAGGTAACAAG